GTTCCAGAAATAAACTTAAAACTTTTTTGCAGTGTCCAGGTTCCACCATAGGGATGAAACCAAAATGAACTGGTGATTTCATCCATCTTACCACTATTACCATTGATACTCAATATAAATCCTTCATAGCCACGTGGCACAGTATAAAAACAGTTTTGACCGCGACCCCAAGGAGCATTCATTTTACCAATAATTGTACCACTACTACTACCGTACCGTAGTTCAATATTGTAGTCGTGTGGTAGATTATTAGTATTATTACCAGTCAAATACATTTTATTAGTTCTGTAAAAGTTATTGACTGTGCTTACTGGTGTTGTGGTGTCAGTTGGGTGTAGGGTGACTGTTTCTATCAAGACATCGTAGTTACTGTCCAAGCCTTCGATGGTCACACTTTTACCCTGAACTTTAGGATCATTGGTCACAGATTTAATGTATATTTTATCGCCGGTACCTGTGAAGGTAGTCCATGGATACAAGCCGGTTCCACCCCAAACTGTGCTCATAGTATTCGCTGATACACCTAAGGTTTCTGTGGCACCACTCTTGTCAATCAGATAAGCATTTAATACATCCGCTTCTGTAACAGGCTTGCCACGTGCATAAGATATCAATGCTTCATCGTTGATAACACGAGTAGGAAGACCTATTGTGTCGCTAACTGGTAAACCATTCTTCATAATGGTTACATTTTGTGTAGATGGTAAGTTACCAACATTGATAGTACCATTCGCAGTTACATTACCAGTGATAGCAACAATATTCGTCACATTAACATTACCACCAATTGGCAAATAACTTATCTGTAGATTACCACTTGTTCCAACTTCTGTAATATGAGTATGAACTGGATTCTCTGGAGAACTTGATACATTAACTGTTGTTCCTACATTAACATTTCCAGTAATTGTAATATTATTAGAACCCAGTGTTACAGGTAATGGATTGCCAGTGGTCACAATCTCACCATTGGCACCATTAGCCAACATCATCACCTCATATCGGCGTGATATTGCTTGATCAAACTGCTGTGTATCAGATTTCCACTGTGCCATATATTAGCAGTCCCAAGCCCTTCTTGACCAATAATTTGCTGATGTCTTATCGCTTGTGCCTTTGATTCCACCCGAACGGGCGCAATATGAACTCTTACGTTTTGGTTGATCTTTTTTGATTGAAAGATTCTTATCGCCAAAGTTTACTTTTTGTGCTTTGCCATCACCATCTGGATCGACATAAACTTTGGATTTTTTTACATCACCCGCCATGGGCTTATTCAAGGCAACTTCTTTACCTTGATATGTTGCTTCTTCTAAATGTTGTTTAAAAGTTTTCAATTGAGTTCCTTCTTGTTTTGTTTTGTTTCCCCAATTTGCAGCACCTGCTTTACGGCACTTAACTAATGCACCCGATGCATATGCAGAAGGCCATACAGAGTATCGTGATTTTACTTTATGATAACATGCATCTTTTTCTTCTACCAATTGATCTTCAGACACCATAAGTCCACCACATTCTGGACATTCACTTTTAGCAATATATTCGTCAATACTTTCTTTTTTAACACAGTTTGGATATCTTTTACCAAACATGGTTTTCATTCCCTTTTTTTCATATCCTGCCCAACAGGCTTCACCTAAAGTATCATGTGAATGGTTACCATGTGTTTGGCACATACCACAATCTTCGCAAGTCATTTCCATTTCAGTAGATTCATTCTGTTTTTTCTTGCCAGCACAGTGTGCCTTTTGACTGAATCCTTTAGGGTGTGAGCAGTTGATTGAACTTTTATATTTTTGACTCCATTCTTCCTTCATCTTTCGCTTTCCTTCCGTTGAAACATTTATTGGTGCGCCACTTCTATTTGGATCAGGGTCTTGTGCTCTTTTTCTCTTTGCTGCGGCATCCTCTTCTTTGTCGGACATCGATGCTGCCATTTTTGAACTACCACATTTTGGTTTCGTAGTTTGACCTGGTTGTTTAGCACACGACTTGCCTGCATATCGTCCACCCAACTGAACCCATCCTGGTTTACCATCCGATGATTTGCTTTTAGTAAACCAATCATGTAATGATGCATCTCCAGATTTGTTTGCTTCTTCTAAAAATTTATTAAACTTCTTCATACGAAATTTTTCTTTTTGAATGACGATAAAGAAATACCTTTTTTATTCAACTCATCTTCTTTTTGATCGCCAATAGATGCAGTTGTTGTGTCACCTGTCAATTCAGAAATTGAAGATGGTACAACTTGTGTTGCTTTACCTTTTTTGCTCAATCTCTCACCCATATCTCTTGCGGATGATTCACCAGCACCTGCCATTGAAATACCAGGCTCTATCCCTTTGTCGATTGACTCTTGGACTTTCTTGCTCCAGTTTTCTTTGATTTTGGTGAGGGTAATTTTGGTGCGGGTTTGATTTCCGCTTCCGTAAGATTCGCCGACTGGTTTGTCGAGGACTGGCTTTCCTTTTGGTCTAAAATTGGTTCCAACTTTACCGAGTTGTTTTGCATCGGGGGTGGAGAAATTTTGTCCATAAATTGCTTCAATAGCATTATTATCTGGTGAAGATATTTCATTTAAGTCCTCTCTAATTTTGACAACATAAGTTTTTCCAACTTTGTGAACGATACCATTGTTACGATGTGCTTCTTTTGCTGCCGACATGCGGAAATGGAACACTCTTGGTTTTCCATTGATGTCAGACATGAGTTTTTGTTTCTTTTGAGTTTCTTCAATAACCATATGTTTGCCTAGTGTTAAAGCATTATAGGCACCATTACTTGAAAGTGAAGTGCCATAGGTTTCATTTGATTCTTCAACTTCATCTTTTATGTCACCTTCGTTTTTCAACATCTTAAACATTTTGTTGACTTCTTCTGCGGTGTCACCAGTGATTGTAACTGTGACTGCTTCTAGCAAGAAATCTTCAAATGCCTCATTGACTTTTTTGTTTGCATCTCTTTTACGAACATGCCTATTAGGTTCTGTTCTAACTTTTACAGCGGAACCAGAACGATTTGGTTGTATACCAGAAGCCTTAGCATTTTTATTTTGATGAGTTTCAACTGTCTTAGCAATCTTTTCAACAGGCACTAATCTATCATGAACTGAACGATGTGTTACTTTACCATTCTTACCGTAGCGACCAAATCCATAATACTCAAGACCCATCGTATCCATTTCTTGACTTGCTTTTGCAGTTGGATGAGGTCTTGATGTCTTACTGATTGGTTGTGTATCTTTTTGACCTAATTGAGTTGCAATCCAATGTTTTGCTCTTTCATTCTTAGGAGGAGCACTCACAAACTTTTCTATCTCTTTGTGAATTTGCATCATCTCTTCTTTTTTTGCCTTTACAACATCAGGTGATGCATTACGCAAATCTTCAGAGTTGTCAAACTCAATGTAATTATTACGGAATATTTTACCAAACTCGGTACGTGCTGCTTGCACTGCTTCCCACTTTTGTTTACGAATATGTTCTGGTACTGTACGACCGCCATTCTGACCTCGTTCAATATTTCTTGCTTTTGATACTTCATCTGCGGTATTAACCATGATCATTGAAGTATCATAACCCAACTTATCCAGACGTTTTTTAATCTCCATGTATTCTTGTGGATCAGCACCAGTACCATTAATGATCAATCCATTCCGTCCTTGAAGTGCCATAAGGTGACGAATCTCAGCAACATCTTTTGCTTTCTTACGAATAACATTACGTTGTGCTTCTTCATTATCTGGCATTTTTTTGTCGAGATTTTCTTTATCCATCAGATACTCTAATGCTTTATCTGAATTGATTTCGATCATACCATGTCCATCAAGGGTATTCGATAGAACATAATCTTTACCAGAACCAGGACCGCCACCTAAAAATACTGCTTTGAATATACCTTTATCATGTACACCTTCTGCTAGAATAGATTCATGTAGATTCATTCCTCTACGAACATCATTGTACATTTGTTTGATATGTTCATCCGACATTGTAGATGGAGCACCTTTTCTGAATTCTTTAAAGTTACCTTTGCCCGCATGTTCACGCATTTTAGATGCTGAAATGCCAGTTGTACCTTCTGCATCTGGATCACGTTTACCAGCAGAGTGTACTGTAATGGATTTAAAATTATACAATGCACCTTTGTGTGTTCCATTGTATTGATTAAGATACTTTTTAAAATCTTCGGCACGATCCGAACCACCAACCATATGAAGATGAGTTACACCTTGTTTGTGTAATTTCTCCGCTTGTTTTAAATATGTTGGATGCTCTTTATCGGATGTAGAAAAATTGGTACCAGGAAATGCACGTTTGGCGTGTTTGAGTTTTTGTGCTGCGGTAAGAGGATTCTTCTTGGAGTCTTGTGAGTGTGACAGAACGATGTGATGAGAACCACCGACAGAATCGGCAATATCTTTGACTTTTTTGACTAATTTTTCGTGACCAGAAGTAATTGGATTCATACGCCCAAATGCTAGTACAGCATGTTTTTCCTTCTGCTCACGCAGAAAATCTCTAAATTTCATTTAATCCGCCTCTACAGCAGGGTTATATTTTATTCTATTTAGTAATTCTCAACCGTGCCTGTGCCAGCAACTATGCCTGTGCAGTGGATTTCATCTAATTCTACCAGTAAATCTTTAGGTATATTGACGAAATGAGCATGTTCCGTATCGATTACAGTCTGTAAAATCAAAGGAATATTGTTCTCACACAACAACATATAATTATCCATTAATGTTGGACAAAAAGAGAACATTCTAGTAATCAGTAGATCAGTAGCAAATTCTTTACGAGAATCTGTCAACCAAGTGGGCATGCGTTTCTTAAACACATATTTGCCAGGTATCATGTGTTCTTCAACGTTAAACGCATCAGTCAAATCTGTTCTACCCGATATTTTAAATACACGACCAACATTACGCATAACTTCTTTCATACCTTCATCTTGCTGTAAAAGCATTAACGTTTTTAACATCAAAAGATTTTCCGCCGCACTTTTTTGATGATTGGAAGCCAAGTCCGTTATTTGTCTATCATCGGAAAAATCAGAAGCAAAATTGACAAAGTGTGCAAGTGCTTTTACTTTCTCATCATCAATTTTAGTTGGCGAACCATCAGTCAAAAGAATTATCGCATCAGGATCATACTTACGAATTGATAGTAAACCTTTTACAGTTTGATCAAATCTGTCTTTACGGTTTACTACACCCATATCAGCATTCAGTGCTGAGGTTACAATAAAAAGATTCTTCTTCATTTGTTCAATCTCTCTAAACTTTCTTTAAATGTTTTAATCATCAATTCTTCTATGTTAGTGTTTGGGTTCCATCCTAAAATACGCTTTGCTCTATCATAAGAACCTACTGCATACTTATTAACTTCTTTAGCAATAACTTCTGGTTTCAGAGGATATGAACCGTGGTGCAATATGCTATAATCGCCCCAGTATTTTTCACTAGGTGAGAATTTGTATTCAAACTTGCCGTATGCTTTCTCAGCATAATTAATAATATCTTTTACTGATGTGGCTGTACCAGTGCAAACATTAAATATTTTTCCTGCTGCTTCTGGTGCAATCATACACAAAGAAATCATTTCTACAACATCATCAACATGAACATAATCTCTTTGTTGTGTTCCATCAGAATAAAATGTTGCTTCAATTCCTTCATGAACACATCGTGCGATATAATTGATCAATGGTGGAGATTTACGATGAATATCTTGGCGTGGACCAAATACATTAAAAAATCTTAGAGTTACAATATCTAAACCATAGTTCATCCTATATGATTCGATGACATCTTCCATCATTTTCTTTGACAGAGGATACATCAATCTAGGACTAACATCAACATATTCTTTGAGTGGTGCCTTAGACCAGTTCAAAGTATTTTCGTAAATTGCAGAGGTACTTGCAACGATGGTGCGTTTGACATTTGAATGTCGTATAGCATCTAGAAGTGCAACAGTACCTGCAACATTCACATCAATCGTTTTGTAAGGATTCGATTCAGCAGATGGTAATGAAGTGATTGCGGCAAGATGAATAACAGTATCAATATTTTCCTTCTCTAGTGCATACGAAATTGATAAATCATCTTTAATATCACGCTGATAAAATGTACAGAATTTTTTACCATCTTCGTAGAGATTTTGATAATATCCATTTGCAAGGTTATCAATTGCAATTACTTTATTGCCCTTCTTGGTCAATTCTAATGCAAGTGTTGAACCAATGCCACCTGCTGCTCCAGTAATCATAATGTTCATAGATAATCTTTCAGAGTATCACTATCCCGTGGTAAATTAATTGCACCAGCAGTTGGAAATCTATTCGTGTTGGCAAAGTCATTAATCAAAATGCGTTTAGAATGATGCACACCCATGATCAATTCACACTCTCTGAATCCTAAATCATTGAGCATTGATCGTGTTATGAAATGAAATTCTTTACCTCTTGCTGTACAGAATATGACCTTGCAACCACGATTCATTTCTTTTTTTATGGCATCAATATTACTTTGTAGAGGTACATAATCATCATAGTAATCTTTCAGTGTTTCAATAATCGTACCATCAATGTCGCAGAAGTATGTTGGTTTATCATTGTATTCAAACCAATCTTGTGCCGTCCCAACATCAATAAAGTTTTTAACATCTGCCTCAACGAAAATCTTTCCATCAGCAATCATCTTGTCGATAATGTTAGAAACAAATAACTCACCACTATAAACCAAATCATCAAATGTATTACAGAAATCACCTGCTCTAGCAAATTGGTAACCACCTGCACAGAAATGATTGCTGACGATTTGTTTCTCTACGACCGTATTGATTATGCGTTGTTCGTTTGAAAGTGTATAACTTTTTGCTGGAGCATTTCTGATATTTGGATTATCAGACAACTTGGAAACATAGATTGCATTACCCTCTACCAAATCAGTATCATAGAACCCATCACAGTCTTTGATTAAAATTGGTGAATCAAGATCGATACCTGCCTTCTCAATTCCCATGTAAACAGTGTGTGCTGGACCATCAGTCTCTTTATCTAAGGTAATTATGCGAACTTTACCATCAAATGCTTCACTCACTTTTTGTCTGGCATTATATTTTTCATCGTGCTCTCTCAAAATGATTATGGTAATTTTGTGCTTACCAATGAAATTCTTTGCTGCCTTCTTTATCATCAACTCACCAGAATAATCCGTTAGAAGATATTTTGGTCGCATATCAGGGAATCTGGTTGATAAACCAGCACAAGGCATAATTATTTCCATAGTAATGTAATCTTATCTCTCAAAAAGGTTTCATCCTCAACAGTTTTAGCATATGGTAAAACACGAAGAAGCATCAATATTAATAGGTAATCATTGTTGTAGTGTTCATATTTACTTAGCATCTTATCCAAAACTTGTAATTTAGGATCAAAGAAAACTTTCTCATTTCGAATAAACCATTTACAAACTATATCCTGACGCAACTTAGCAAGATCAAACACATAAGAACTATACTCGGTTGTCAAGGGATCGATCAAAACAAAATCTTTTGCTTCGGCATTATAAAGAATATTCTGTAATGTCATGTCACCATGATACTCAGACATTGGTAAGAATTTGGGTAATCTGCTAATTAATTCATCGGCAGTAAATGGTAGATTGTATGCACCAAAATTAAATCCATTCAGTTTATCAAAATACACTTTAGAATAATCTGCTTCAATATAATCTTTAGAAAGTGTATCTATCGTATTGATCAGAAAATTACCCAGTTCAAATGCAGAATGTGTTGAAAAGTATTTGATTATGTCAAAGTTTTTGATGTATTCCATATCATAGTATTCTCCTACGATTTCATATATGAGTGGCGTTCGCAACCCCAAGTGAGCAAGAGCATCGTATCTTTCCAAGTTTCTTTGAATGTCGCCAGACTTGCGAACAAAGATATGGCCATCTTCTTCCATAATCTTTACTTCACTGTTAGAGTAACCCATAAGTTTCCTTATTATTTTTGCCAATGTTCAAAATCTTCCCTAATCAGAGAGTGTGGCGTTCCATTATATGGTCCAGGTGGAAATGGATGATTGATATGACAGTACATAAGATTTTCACCAACAAGACCATGCAATTTCCAATTAGCACTTAAAAAATCTTCCATCATGAATTGTACACCAGACGAATAGAAATTGTCAATATGATTATAAGCATCAGCATACTTGTCCATGTTTTCTGATGATGAGAATGCAAACTGATCATTACCAAAATCTCTTGTTGGTGTCATTCGGCAGTCTGGAATGTATAATTTGCTGTTATCTAAATTTTCAAAAGGTATTCGTACATTGATAGCAAAATCGAATCGTGACCTAACGACCCAATCAAATTTTATTCCGGACTGCTCTTCATGCTCACGTTTAGTTCTCATACACTCTTTAATTGCTAACAACTGACAGAATGTAGCAAATCTACCATCTTTAACTTTCCAATTAGGAGATGGTGGTGGCGTGTTAGTATATTTTGATAAGTCAACAGTAGGTTGTGGAGAAGTTATAAAACTTTTAGCATCGTACTTTGAGGATATCTGTTGCATTTGTTCAGACGGCATTTCCCATGAATGTAAGAATACAGTTACATCATTACCTTCAATAATATTTTTATAATGATACTTGTATCCCTCTTCCCACATTCTTGGTTGTCCAGAAATACATAATGCTATCTTCATAAATCTCTTCCAGTGCCATCACGGTTATCTGTAATACCAAAAGGCTTCAATGCTTCTCTTTCAAATACAACCATGCTGTTATAAAATGCCACAGAGTATAAACAATGATAGTTTGATAGAACCTCTGGCATAATTGGCGCACCTTGAAAGTGTTGCTGATTCAGAATATCTGTGGTCCGTTTAGAGTGCTCTAAGAATGTACCAGCACCACGGAACGAACCACCCCAAGGTTGTGGCCAATAACTTGTATGAGTATCTTCACAAATGTAAACACCACCAACATTTAATTTTGGAAATAATTTATTCAATGTAGTAATCTGATGAAGCATGATATGTGAACCATCATCAATCACAATATCAAATCCATTTTGATCTGATAGGAACTTATCCCAAAACTCAGGAGAACTTTGATCACCCATGACAACTTTAGCATTGCCTTCATATTTGTAATCTAAGCATTCAGAATTAATATCAATGCCAATCACCTGTGTGCCTTCACCAAAGTATTTCAACCACATCTCGATTGAACCACCACCAAGAACACCAATCTCAAGAATTCGTGGTGCTTTATCAATGAACTTGCTTAGATGTCGTTCATACACATCAAAGTATCCAGACCACTTAGTCGAACCTTTTTCTAAGTTCCAGAAAATTTCTTTTAGATTATTTGTCGTCATATTTTGCCTCAATCACTTTCTTCCACTCAGGGACACGGTCATATTGATGTACTATAGTATACTCTATTCCAGTCGAAGTTACAACCTTATCATCATCTAATTTTGGTGATGGTTCAAGTAGAAATGGACGGAACTGATCTATCTTACTTGGATCGGCAGTTGTGCCTAACTGACACGCCCATCCATCTTCCGATTTTGTATACATGGAAGTTTTTAAATATGGATGTTGTGAGATCAAGAAATTGAATGTTGATTGGTCACAGATTTTGATTGGACGACCAAGACACGATGCAAAGATATTCATCATCAAATCTTTCATCGCATATCCACGACCAGCAAGAACACCTACATTAAAAATGGTATTATTTTTGAAATCTTCATAGATTTGCGTGCCGAATGTTTCTCGTAGGTTTTGATCACCCCATGGCTCATCTTTATACTTCATACTCTCAGATGAGAACACCAAATCTTCAGTATTCGGTAAATTCTTTTCTAACCATTCAGATGGATTCTTTTGAAAGATAACATCTTTGACATCGGTAGTAATCACATACCGATACAGATTATCTTTTAGAAGTTGATAGATATGAAAGAATCTCTCAACATGAACCATCATGTTGGAGTTATATGTTAGATTATCGTTTTCGTCTTTATTGAATGCAATGATACCGAAACCCGAATCGGAAATTTTATCTACGGTTTCTTTATCACAATTCATGAGAATCAGAATTTTATCACCTTCAAATCCTGATGCGTTGATGGAATTAACCCAATACTTTAATTTTGACCAATCATAATTCGTGGCACAGCCAACGATCAAATCTTTCATAATATCCTCACGTGAAAATTAATTAAACTGTTTCTTATATAGTTTCTTACTTTGACCAGGAGTATCCTTTAGATATTTGTTTGTAAGTTCTGATCTACCCCATTCACCAGCACCCGCTTTTGAAACAAATTCTTGTTTTTCACGGATTGGTTTATTTGTCAAATACGCCATATCTTCTTTATTGTTAAATTCTTTTACCCAACTAAACTTTGTTGATGCGGGTATCCATTTTTGACTATTACTCTTTTTGCCTCTAGCAAAATCAGTATCAATCATTAACCAATCTTTGTCTTTACTGAATGCAACTGTATGTGCTTTTTTCAGTAATCGAACAATTTTTCCAGTCTTTTCTAGTTTACCTAGAGTTATCACATCCTTATCATATATATTAGTTTCAAGTAAATGTTCTTTAAATGTTTTCATTATCCTCTGGTCAATCCTAATATTTTCTGAATTTGTTTTTCAATAATTGGACCACGATTAGGCCAATGTATATATGGTTGTGCTTGTGACTTTAACAGATTAGTCAGAAAAGGCATGATAATCTTTTCTACTTGTGCCAATCTTGCTTTATACTCTTCTACCGTTTCATCTTTCTCTGCAATGACTGCTTCATACTCTGCTTCATCAACTGCGGTGAATCCAAAATCATCATCACCATATTCCGCCATAATCTTATTGATATCATATTCCATTATTTGCTCCAATTTTTAGATGCGGTGAAGTTTTGATGACTGAACTCTAGTCTATCTACAAGTTTCAATGCATTACCTTTTAGTTTATCTACAGCAACAAATCCTTCTGGTGCTGTACTTTTGAAACCATCTTCTGTGCGAACAAACGTACCAATCGATTTGATAGTTTCTAATTTACGAATAATCATTAATTTTGCTTCAATAATCATGTTCATCAGGTCGAATATATTTTTTAATTGAGCGGCATTGGTTCGATAGAATCGCATGACCTCTGTTTTCTCTTTGATGCGTTTCTCTTTAGTATCTGCTTTCTTTGCTGCCAATATTTCTTTGTTGAGTCTATCTTCTACCCACTTCATCAAACCAGTTACATGTGCTCGGGTGTCACGAATCTCTTGTCCTTCACGCACTTTGGTATTATTATACGTTTTGATTTGCATCAGATAAGTTTCCGATGATGATATCTTATTCAGTGTTAATGCTGATATTGTATTAAACAATCTTCCTGCTTGTGAAAGAATGGATGTGAGATCAGCAGTTTCTTTTTCTGTGAATGTGGCAGAACCAGATGCATCGGTGAATGATGCATCACGGAACCAAACATCTTTTGTTGTCGTTAGGTGACCAATATCGATATTGAATGATGCCTTCATGTTCTCGATATCTTTACCAGTGTATGCTGTATGAAATACTACACCAATCTGTGCAGCCATCATCATCTTTGCAAGTTTAGTATTTACTGGTACTGCATATACAATTGTATTTGGTTGAAAGATAATATATTCTTCACCATCAATTGTTTCGTGTTTCAGATCATCTTTGGTAAACATCATGTCACCTTGCAGAATACCTTTGATGCCTAACTTAGGTAAGTATGCAAGTGCAATCTTTAGTTTATCATTCAGACCTTCTGATGGATGATTCTCATCAATGTCTGCATCAGTATAGTTTAGTTTGGCATTTTTATTGAACACAGATTTAGTACCAACAAAGAACTTACCGTTCTCTGGATTGATACCTGCAAATATGGCAGGAGAGCCATCCCATTTAGTCGTAACATTTACTTTAACATCAGAATGACCTGCTAACATATTACGGAGTGAACGCAGGAAGTTGATTGCTTCCCTTGCACCAGATACGCCATTGTTCAATACATTATCTTCAAGATGTTCTAGGTGAACATTCTTGCCCTCTTTTGCTTCTGTTATGTATTCTAAAAATTTCATTATAGTTGTAAACCTAACTTATCATTTATTCTCGTAAATGATGCTTTATTTCGAAATATATAATTACCACCTTTTACAGTGTCTTCCGCTTCCACCGTTGAAACCATTTTAAATGCAGGAACTCCATCTTTACTCATACTCATTTTAACGACATTCAAATCTTGAAACGCTTGATTTATAACATAGTCAAAGTCAAAATCTGTTTTTGCAATAACTTTAGTTAAACCGTAAACCACATTTGTACTCGTATATGCTTTTTTACCACTTTGATAATCTTTTATTTCTTGTGCTGGAACTTTTTTTGTAGAATCAATAATGAATTCATTTAAAAACCTTGCATATGCTGTAGGTTTTTCTAAACCTATTTCGGTTATTTCTTTAAGTTTAAAAGTTTCAAATTTCGTGGAATCATCTTTAAAATTGACACCCTTAAATATTTCTTGCAATTTGATTGCAGGAATATCCATTTTATTTTTAGTTGAGGAATCTTTTAACAATTCACCAAAGGCAAGAACAATACCCTCATACATTCCACTATTCGTCAAAATTCTTAGAACTACAATCTCTTTCTGATATTTCGCAAATTCTCGGTCATCACTCATCGCATCTAATCTTTCGACCACAAGTTTAGGTGCCAATGTGTTTGTACCACCCGATGCTGCCTTAGAACTAAAACCGTAATAATGTTCATTTTTAATGAAGAAATCAAAAACTTCATAGTTCTGTCGAACTGGGAAAACTATATTGTGTACTGTTCTACCTCTAAGAAATTTAAGTGCAAAAAACGGCCCTAATAATTCTCCAAAATTTTTGATTAAATCTTCAGTTTTTATTTGTTTACCACTATTAACATATAATTTTTTTAAATTATCTGCTGTAGTGTTACCTTCCATAAAATCAACCAAACCTTTAAGATACCCTTTTGATTCTGATGGAATTTCCGTACTTTTTTGTATTTCCCCTTTCAGAATCTTAGAATATTCTTTAATTGGGATTTCCCAAAATTTATCATTTTTTTGTCGAACCAATTGTGGTATGTCTATCTTTTGTAAAGTAGCAAATAAATCTTTTGGTTGTAACATTCCGAGTCCTTTCCATACAGGGTTGACTCAGTATTTATACTTTGAATCCCCCGAAGTTTTTGAACTTGCTTGTACGTTCACGTTCACCGAAAGTATTCAGTGGTTTGTCATCTACTTGACCAGCATCAACAATATCCTCTTGTGCAGACTGTTCTACATCATACAGTTTCATCTTGCCTCTGTCAATACCTATGACGAATCTTTTGAAGGTATTTGGATCATTGTATCGATTTTTTAGTTGCTTAACCATTAACTGATTTAATTGCTCTAATTCCTCGGTACTTATCAAAGCAAACATAAAATCAGCGGTTGCTGGTAGACCGAATGATTCGGATGTATCTTCTAAGCCCGGATCACTGCTTGTGAACCCGCTACGGGTTGTCTGAGTGGCTGAGACTATGGGTACAGAGAACTCGACCGCTAGACCCCTCAATTCTTCTGCAATCGCCTTAATATATGAGTAACTATTGACATTAGAACCCGCTTTGATTCTGGCACTTGCACAAATGTTAAGATAATCAATAAAGATAATATCAGGTTTGAAACTTTTCTTTAGTTGCAATTCATTTAACAAAGAACGAAAGTGAAGTGCTGATGCAGCCGCAGTCGGATATTCTTTGATGATCAACTTACCTTGTGTTTTTACTTTCAGTGCAGAGAACTTACGGTCATAATCTTGTTTACTGATAGAATTCAAATCAGATATATCAATGTTCAACAAGTTGGCATCGATTCGTTCTGCAATACGTTCTTCGGCCATCTCCATCGTGATATACAATACATTCTGACCTTGAGATAAACACGAACCAGCAACGTGACACATAAACAAAGATTTACCAACGCCTGTGCCAGCAAGTGCAATGTTCAATGTCTTTTGTGGCAGACCGCCTTTGGTAATCTTATTGAAGATATCCAAGTCAAACGGAATCTTTGTTTCATGACGATGATAGAAGTCGAATCGATTATCTGCATCTTCAACATAATCATGACCAACAGATGAATCAAATGATACACCAAGTGCATCACTCAATAGTTGTGGAATAGCACCTTTACTATCTCGATTATCTCTATCATCAAGAATCTTTACAGACTTCATGATGGCGTTATAGATTGCTTTGTCTTGACAGAACTTTTCAGTATTGTCAATTAACCATGAGATATTTGATGCTTCATCTTTCTCCGCATTAATTGCACGAAGCATTTCGACTGAATCTTGAACTTGTTGTTCAGTCAGTTTTTTAGATTCGGTGAAATTAATTACAAGTGATTCGTAGGTAGGAAGATGTTTGTAGTGATTGATATACTCTTCAACTTCTTGAAAGAGTATTTTCTCTGTGTTGTCGGTAAAGTATTCCGACTTTATGAATGGTAAAATTTTACGTGCATAATCATCATTAAATATCAAATTCTTCAGAATCGTGGTTTCTAATCGTTTCATTGGATTGTTTCATTAAAATATCTGTTAGTATGTCACCAATCATTGTATGAAATTCTTCATCTTTTGTCAAGTCATGAATGGTGAAGTTTGGTGAATGCTCAATAGTATAATCAAAATACAATCGAGCAAACTCACCCTCTTCAATTACTTTTGCTTTACCATAGTGATACAGAACACCAGCATACTTACCTTTCAGTATGCCGATGCCTGTAATCTGCTCATCATCAGATGGTATAAACTGATAATCTAAATCTTCTTTATACATCACCAACGAACTCTTCTTCTTCCAAAACTGGATCTTTTCCCATAATGCTACCATATGTGATTTCATATCGTTTCCTTACATATTCTTTAAACTTCTCACTAGCAAGAATATCTTTCCAGAACTCTGCATTTTGTGTATCATCAAATCGTTTCTTGTCACCAATCTCACCAGTTTCTTGATCGACTTTAGCATACCAACCATTCGATGGTTTATTTACAAAGTTACCTTCAAGTGCAATGTCCATCAGACCAGAATACTTTTGGATGCCACCATCGAACGATACTGCTACAGGTATCTTAGACTTCTCACGAACAAATCGTGACTTCTCAACATTGATGATGAAGTTGTATCCTGTGATTTCGGTGCCGGTCTTTTCTTGCTGACGACCAAGAATCCAAATTGTATCTGCTGAGTAGTATGAACCTGTACCACCACCAACGATATCTTTAGGATACAAACCAATCTCTTTGTATGTGTGATTCACAACAATCATTGGAATGTCTTTGATTGTCAAGTGTGGTGTGACCATACGGAACAACGACTTCATTTGTTTTGCACGACTCATATCTGCTACAGATTTACCTTCTGTTGCATCATCAACTTCTTTCTTTGATGCCAGATTACCAATCGAATCGAGAATGATAATAACCTTATCACCTTTTGCAATCTGTTGTAACTGAACCATAATGTCATGCTTTAACTGCTCAACGTCGGTAATAGGAGTATGAAGCACACGATCGGTATCAATGTTGAATGTATCAAAGTAAGATTGTGGTGTACCAAACTCAGAATCATAAAATAGAACTACTGCATCTGGATACTTCTTCATATAAGCAGATGCCATCAGTAAAGCAAATGCAGTTTTAAAATGTTTTGATGGACCAGCAAACATGGTCAGACCAGGTGTCAGACCACCGTCCAGATTACCAGATAGTGCTACGTTAACCATAGGCACACCAGTTTGTATCATATCTTTCTCAGTAAAAAACTGAGATGATGCAAGGATCGAAGTTTCTTTAATTGTCGATGCTTTTTTTAACTTATCAAGAACGCTCATCTATATCTCCAATATTAGCAATATTATCTTTTCGTATTACTTGATGATTATCATCCACTAAGAATGATTCTAAACTAGGACTGTCATCCTTGTCAATCTTTTTCTTTTTTACTACCTTTTTAATTTTAGGTTTAACTTTCTCTTCTTTTATTCTACGGTATGTTTGATTAGCAGCAATCAATAATAATACCGCAAGTGGATCGAATACCACAATGATTACAAAGATTACTAATCTAACTGCTTTATCAATTAAGTCTCGATCTTGTGTGCCATAAACTACATCTGCCACATATTTTATAGGCCCCAAGTCTGACTCAGCCTTTTTAATTTCCAAGGATATAGGAGACTTTTCTTCCGTAATTTTCTGTATTTCGGTCTGCGCCCTAGCAATCTCATCAGCCGCTCGTAGGCGCTCCTTCTGTTGGGCTTTGCGGATTTGGTTCGACCTCTCAGCCCCCCTTTCGTCCGCCGAGCGTGCCATGACTTGGTCGACAGCCGCATCCAACTGTAAGACATTTTTGCGATTAGTCTCGATGGTTTCTTTAAGCGTTTTGATCTTCTCATCATAAATAAATTCCTTTTCAACCAATGGTGCAATACTTGATGAATGTTCAATATGTGCTTTTGAAAGATAGCCAAAAATACCCATTGAAGTTATACCCATGAGCAATATAACTGCAATCAGAAAATATACTTTCAATGCAGAAAATGTTTCTTTCCAGTTATTGTATACCCAAGATACTGTTACCAATTTTGCTGCTTCAAGTACCGAACCCATAATGATAATAGGCCAGTATGAACCAGGAAATATCTGTGCAAGACCAATAACTGAATAGTATGCTGCAATACCAGACAGAGCGATTGCAGTAATAAATGGTAGAATGGCGTTTATCATTTGAAGAATGAATCTAGAGTATTTTGTTTTTCAGTTTCCCAACCAATACAATCAAGAATAGTTTTGATTGGATCAAGAAATGTTTTCTCAAACTGTAGATCATAATCAATATATTCTTGTAGACCAAACTCTTTTGGTAATCTTGTTGGGAAAGATACCACAGAGTCTTTAAATGGATTCGGTGATTTAAGATAAGTGAATTTTAGTTTTTCACCTTCTTGAATCGACTGATACTTAGTTGTCAAGCCCTGTTGTTTTAGGAAATGATTATAAAGTATCGCACCTTTTACATGAATTGGTGTGCCTTTTTTATATAGCGTAGACGAGTCCGAATATTCTCTCAAACCATTCAATCCACGCGGAAAAGATATCTCTTCAACAGGCAATGATTTGAACTGTTCTTTAAACTCGGCAATAAATGTTTGCACTGTTAATTCATCAGTGGTGACAATCAGTTTGATAAGTTGTCGCATCTTCTCACGCACCGCAGCAGGTGTGGAAGATTTTACCATCTCAAGACCCATCACCTTTAGATGTGGTTCATTATATTGAATGCCTTCATTGTTGTACACATTCAGAATGTAACGTTTCTTGGCAGTCCAGATACCTTTATCTGAAAGACCTTCACGTTTCATAATCATCTTTTGATCATATGCGTGGACATACGCAGCAAGTTCTTTATAACTCTCATCGATGAACGGTTGAATTTTATCTTCACAGACCTTGTCCATGAATGTGATAACTGCTGAAGGTTCCTTTCCCTTTTTGTAGACGCTATCAACCAACGGACCAAGGTTGAGATAAATCGAATCTGTGTCAGAGGCGATAACATAATCTTTTTCAGTTTTTAGTAGTTTGTTTAAGTATTGGTTTAATTTATTCTCGATCCAACGAATAGACAACTGACCAGCGGTAGTGACAGCAAGTGCCATACGAAGATCATAAAATCTAAAATACTGTGAACCCATAGCACCATAAGCAGAGTTCAACGATACCTTCTTGGCTAATTGTAGATTATTATAACGTGCAATTAGTTTTTCAATTTCATATTGCTTTTTTGGATCACTTTCATTCTCATAATCTTGTTGAGACTTCAACATCAACTTTTTAAACTTCTTTCGATCTTCATACATTTCTTCCATCATCTTTGGTAAAAAGCCTTGTATGTCCGTTCGGAAGAATTGACCATTTGGAGTAATTGATACATCTTTCAAATCATCAGTGTCCAATTCTTTATACAACAATTTATCGACAGATGCTTTTGATGCCAAAGACCTCATGTTTTCATCATAGTCCTCAGAATCAATTAATGTTTCTGGTGAGATATTGTATTGAATAATCAAATGCGGATACAGAGAATTCAAGTCAAATGATGCAACCCAATTGTGCAAACCAACTTGTGGATCTTTAACATATGCACCTTCAAATGCTTCTGTCTTTTTACTAATACGGCGTGGTGGAACAACAATCTTTTTATCGAGCAGATACGAATAGATGATTGCATCCCACATGCGTGTTTGTGCAAATACATCATCATAGTTACACTTGGTATCATACGCAAGAGTCAAAGCCAATTCAATCAACTTCAACTTATCTTCCATCTTTAGAATCAAGTGTACATCTTTAATGTTATACTCAATGAATAATTGATAGTTCTCTCTATACAATTCATGGAGACTGTCATAGTCATCATATGCAATCTTACCTTCACCAAGTTCTACTTGTGCGATATTATCCAGACGATACGATTCTTGTGACTTACCACCAGGCGCATACCATTGATATAGTTCCATGTAATCTAATGCAGCAACACCAACGATATCATAGACTGTTTGTTCTTTACCCTTGAACTTGGTATCACGCTGTGAATACACACCCCAAGGAGAAAGTTTCTTTACGCTATCTTCGCCAAGTACACGTGTAAACCTATTAACAATGTAAGGTATATCAAAGAACTTGATATTCCAACCAGTAACAACGTCAGGAGGATTGACTGACCAATCAGCAAGAAACCGTTTGCACAAATCGATTTCATCTTCACATAAGACATATGTTTCTTCACCTTTCACCTTATATTCACCACAACCATAAACTGTCGTACCACCATTCAATTGATGAATAGCAATAGCAGTAATAGGTTCATGCGCTTTGTATGGATCAGGAAAACCATTCTCTGATCCAACCTCAATATCGATTATGACAACTGATAGATGAGAAATATCCCAATCAATGATGCCTCTATGATTGTCAGCAATGAATGCGTATTCATACCTTGTATTACCATAGATTTTAAAGTTTGAAACTTCTTCATAACGTTTAACAAAATCTCTGGTCTCCCTAATAGTTTCAAACTTCATAGGCTCCAATGGTTCATTAAACAATGAACGCCATTCGGAAGGTTTGTTTGATTGTAAAAACAACGTCGGAGAGTATGGGACTTTGCCTTTAACTCTCCGACCATTGTTTACACCACGAAACAATATGTTGTTACCGTGTACTGCAACGTTTGTGTAATATTTACTCATTCATAGTTTTCGTTATAGTTTTAAACAAGTTTTAAACCAGCAGGTGCGATTTCAATACGACTGAACATTTTACGATATTGTTCTAGCAGATCACTGATTGGAGTTGTGATGCAAAATATATTTTCTTGTCTGATTGTAATACCTTTATCAAACTCTTCAGTATAAGCAAGATATGGTGCAAATCCTACACCACCTTGATCACTAGCATTTCGTGGTGGTACTGCAATTACTTGCACTGGATTTATAACCAGTACACCAAAATCACCATCATCAATAACTTCTGCGATGATTGTTTGTTGTGTTGTAAAAGTGATTAGTTTAATGTTACTCATGCTGCCACCCTCATTGAAGTTTCGAGGACATCAAGTGTCACCCATTTTTTAGGAAACAACATCTCACGACCACGGAAGTCTGCGATGTCATATGTAGGATCGTCAACAAGACCGATCAACTCAACCATGTTGTCGAACTCACGATAGACAACATTATATTTGTATGCTTTAGGATACTTCGGATTTGTTTCTGCGATTTGCTTTGCTACTCTAGTTGTGCTACTCATATTAACTCCATAAAATTGAAACTATAAACAGTATATCAAGACCTTCATTCTTTGTCAAGTTTATGTACATCTATACCGCAGTTTTTTAGAAATTGTGCCCCACCATCAGCACGAGGATATTCATTGCGGTAATATACCTCTTTGATTCCTGCTTGATGTATGATTTTGGCACAGTCTAAGCAAGGTTCGTGAGTAACAAACAATGATGCGCCTTCGGAAGAATTGGTAGATCGAGCAACCTTTGCTAGAGCATTGGTTTCGGCATGAAGAACTTCACGCTTGGATCGCATTTTAGACCACCCATGAGAAGTTTCATTATAACCGTTTTCTTTCATTTGCTTTTCGGTATAGTAACATTCATCTTTCAGGACATATGAAATTTCCTCACAATCATTGTCCCAACCTGATGGCATACCGTTATACCCGATACCAATGATTGTGTTGTCTTTTACCACTACGCAACCGACATGAAGTCTAGTTGCTGATGATAACTCAGCATAAACTTCTGCCGCTTGCATGTGGGCGTTTATAAATTTAGTTTTCATAGTTTAGAAGTAAGTGCTCACTAATTCTTTATCATGTAAAAAGTTGTTATTGACATTCTAAATTCATTAAATTTGGGTTTGTAATTTTCTGGATAAAAAACTTTACTAACTCCATGGTATGTCCAACTCGGAAATAATATCAATCTGTTTTTTTTAAATTCGATTTTTAAATTCATTTCATCGAAAATTAAATCCCCACCCGAAAATTTTTTTTCGTCATGTAAGAAAAAAATTGATGAGTAAACAGAAATATCTTTATGGGAACTATACCCATCATTATTAGAATATATACCTAAAAGACTTTCATCATAATTGGTTGCTTCTATACCACGAAAAACAAAAGGAATAGATTTGATATCTGAGATGATTTTTTTAATTGTATTATATTGTTCTACAAAATATAAAAAATTATGTCGGTTTTCCGCAAAAAAATTGTCTATCCACAAACCTTTTCTGTGACTGAGATAATCAGAACTTTTTACTGTTTTAGTAGCAGTTCCTATCTGATCATGATCATTAATTTTTCCTAATTGTATTAAATCTAATACCTGATTTAATATTATGTTATAGGTGTTTTGCGAATAAACATCATCTAAAATAATAACTGAACCTTCACTAGACTCAATTATTTGATGTTTCATCCAATCCCTCTTTCTTTTTCTTTTTGAATTCAATCTTAGGTGCGATGATTGCGGATATTATTGCATCACGAAAAGTTTTCTTACGTTCATGTTCCATATTAGTCAACATGATCTTTAATGGTTTGTTCATTTTAAAATTTGAATTAGGTTTCATTACCATGTCCAAGAAACAAATGAGTACCGTGTGCCTTCTGTCACCAGTTTGACCTCATGTGGATATAAAAAATTAGAAGGAAATATCATAATCTCACCTGCTTTTAACTCAACAACAGTATCATTCCAAAATACAAGTTCACCACCTTTATAATCATTGTTTAGAGAACCTAGAATACTTAATGTAGGTACGCCTTTGCGTGGACCATCAAACATAGAATGAATATGATCACAATGAAGTTTCATTTCTGTATCAGTACGATATCGATTAAAACGAACTGCTGAATATCCATTCCAACTTTTGAACCACGAAAATTTAATTTCATCAAGATACTGTCGAATAGTTTTCCATATTTCATTCATAATTAAATCTTTTGTTTCAATCTGAGAATACGCTACCGAAAGTTCATGTTCATATGAATGATATGAGTTATCACGTGAATTATAGAATTGGTGTGTTTCGAATTCGGTTTCTTTTTCTTCCAAAGCATTGACAGTTCTAATACAATCTTCTTCAGAAAGTACCTTAAAAATTTTGAGATATGATTCTAAATTTTTATCCATTATATACCTTTCAATAAGTGGGGCATTGCGCCCCACTCTTTATGCTGCTAGTTTTTCTTGTAAGAGTTGTGGTTTAAACTCTTTCAAGTCATTACTAATTTCAATCTTGCGTGGTTTCTTGTGTTCTGGAATGATGTTCTCAAGTCCAACACGAAGAATGCCATCTTTGATTTCAGCACCCTTTACTTCAATGGTGTCTGCAATTGTGATTACTTTGGTGAAAGAACGAGTGCAAATTCCACGATGTAGGTATGTCAATTCAACTTTATCTTTCTACTCACCTTTGATTGTCAAGTT